TTCGTCTGCATCAGTCGATACATCTCAAAGTTTGCGTCTTGCAGCCTACGTCTGCGGTATATATCACGAATTGCGTAAAAGTCAGCCCTATCTTGCAATGACGCCTGCGTGTACGCCGCGAAGCCCGGCACGGCACCTATCGCCGCGATTGTGTCGCCCTGACCTTCAGCCATTTCGCTTTCTGATTTTTCAGATGACGCGGTTGGCGCAACGGGCGCTGCGCTATTTCCGCTGCCAGCATTGTTTAGTATTTCAAACGTGGTGGCCACCGAAACAGGGCCGCCAGCCGAAATAGCAGCATCCAGCGGCGACGATCCAACGCCAACACTATTTCCACCAGAAGCGCTCGACCCGAAGTCAATGCGCATTTGGAAGCTGCCAAAACCCTGCGACGATTGTGCGTTGTTTTCAAATGCCGATGATTGGTTGATTTGTGCAGCATCGCCAAAGGATGCGTCTTGCATAGCGCCGCCGCCTTCCTCAAGCGCCGTATCAAGCTGACTTGACGCTTCCTGCTCTAATTCACCCGAAGATGCGTCTTGACCTTCTGCGGCGCTGGCCGTGCCGTCTGCGGCAAGTGCAGCGACTTCGTCAGGGGATAGCCGTTCTTCATCAGGCCCGAGGTCTTCTAAATACCGTTCCGAAATCAATTCTTCGAGTGCGTCATCCTCCACAACCTCGTCCGCTTGGCTGGCAGCTTCAACGGATGCGTCGGCTGTTTCTAGTGCCTCTTGCGCTGTTTCAAGCACCTGTTCGATGTCAGCAACATCTTCAACCAGCACTTCTTCCTGCGTTTCTTCCATCGCCGCCTGTTCGACGGAAGCCACGGCAGCTTCAAGCGCGCTTTCAGTCGGGTCAGGTGCGCCAACATCAATGGCTATTGATATTGGAGGGCAGGATGGGTGCATAGGCGTTGCGTTGCAGTCGATTGCCACTTCATCGGGTATCGGCGCACCATAAATCAAAAGGCCAGATTGGTTTTGCAGGAATTGCGGGTTGCGCCCGTAAAAAAGCTGCACGTTGTCGTCAGCTTCAGGGCCAGTGATGCCAGCCGTAAAGTCGCGCCCACCCGATGCGGACATTGCCCCATAGTTGAATTGGATGTTGCCGTTGCTGAACAGGCCGATTTCAAACGTGTTGGAATTGTTCGTGCCGTATTCTTGGACGCCATACCACCCGAACAGCGCATACCCTTCGCTTACGCGATAGTAGGGGTTGCCAGTGAAGCTGATAAGGTCTGACCAGTATGCGTAGATGGTGTTGCGCTGCGCCTGTTCGAGTGGCTGGCCGTTGCAGCACAGGTTGGCTGGACCTTGAAACGACACGAAGCCGTTACTCGACACCCAAACTTCGGTGAACGTCTGGCCCCAGTATTCAAACTCAAACCCGAGGGACACCTGCCGTGTGTTGTCATCGCCCAAATTAAGGGGCGTCATCGTCGTGGGCGCGCCGAGTATCTGCGGTGTCACTAAGGCAGGCTCGTAGGTCTGCGCGAAAACGGGTGTCGCGCAAGTCAGCAGGAGGGCCACCCGCAAAGCGTATGTCTTAATCCTTGACAGGGCGAAGCTCGACGTTCTCGGTCCACGCGGCGCGGGCTTCCTCGCCAATCAAACCCAAGAATGGGCAGGGTGTTCCGGCCATCTCCATTGCCCTAAAGACGCGGAAGTCTTGGCACAGGAGGCTCACAGCGGCGACACGCATACCCATATCATACAGGGTCTTGGACAGCTTCATCCGTTCGCAGTTCTGATCGCGCACAGTGCGCCCTGCCGACAGGCCAATGATTTGCGTCTGCACTGCGCCCGACTGCCCCGTGGTGCAAAGGTCTTGGCTGTAGGACATCATGCTTGGCGCAATCGCGCTTGGCGGTGGCGACTTGATGTTCTGGTCGATGACCTGACGGTTGACGCTCTCGCTGTAACTCTTGCTGTCCGACACGTTCACGTTGTTGTTCTGGTTGACGTTGTTGTTGACGTTGTTGCTGTTCGTCGTCTGGTTAATCGTGCTGGTGTCGTTGTTCGTGTTGTTCGTATTGACGGTGCTGTTGTTGTTGCTGCTGACCGTTTGATTGATGGTGCTGTTGCTCACATCCGTATTGAAATTGCGGTTCGTATTGTCAGACGTGCTGGTGCTGACGTTAGTGTTCTGGTTGATGTTCGTCATCGTGCCAGACATAATGTTCTGGTTGATGTTGGTCATCGTCCCAGAAGTTTGATTGATATTGGTGTTCGTCGATGTGCTGACATTGTTGTTCGTGCTGGTGTTCACGTTGTTATTGGTGTTCGTGGATGTGCTGGTCGATGTGTTATTGTTGTTATTCGTGTTCGTGCTGGTGGACGTATTGGTGTTGTTGGTCGTGGTATCGGTCGTCGTGGTATAGACGTATTCCGTAGGCGCTGTGGATGTTGCCTGCGCGAAGACCATAGAGGCCGCACCGGCGGTGGCCACAAAGCCCAACAGAAACCGTTTCACGGGCGGTCCGCCTTGTTATCCAGCTTGTCTTCGATCCGACGAAGGTGCATCATCACCTCCTTGAACCTCTCGTCGATGTTGGTGAACTTCTCGTCGCCGAAGCCGAGACGCGCCTCAAGCAGCGTCAACTTATTGGTGAGGTTCACCCAAACGGTTATCAACGCCCCCACGAAAGTGAGGGCAGTGATAACAAAACCAAGGACGGTGAAGAGGGTTTCTGCGTCCATTATTTCAGGTTCCGCAGCTTGTATATGGTGGTCAGATACGTGTCTGTGACACCGTCAACGAGGTTGCCCACGGCGCGGTTGCCCTTGCAGATGGCTTCGTGGTGCTCTTCAATCCAGTCCGCGTCGGCCTCTAGGAGCTTCAGCACGTCACGCTCAGTCACCTCTGGAGCGGGTATGTTGCCGATGAGACTGAACGCGCCTTGGTAGGCCTCCACGAGCTTGTCGATTGCGTCAATGACGTCGTCGTAGAAGTCGCCCAGTGACATGTGCTTCGCGAAGCTGCCGTCGCCCTTGGCACGCCAGTGCTCGAAGTGGGCGACGTTGCGTGCGTAGAAGACGCGGCTGATAAGTTGTTCGATCATTGGGTTTCCTTACGCGATTGCCAAGAAGATGTACGCCGCACCGTTCACGTTGACGTTAGATGCCGCAACCTGATTGACAACGAAGCCGGTGCTATCCGTATCAACGCTGTCGTTGGTCGTGACTTGAGCCGCACTGCTGTTCACCGCCACATACGGGTCGTTACCCGCGACGATGCCGCGTGCGCTATCCCAGACCAGCCAGTCACCCGTGCTGTCCGTCCGCTTAATCAGGACGTACCGAGCGCCCGTAGTGAACGCGCAGTTAATCGTCTGGCTGCTTCCGTTCCCGGTGTAGGTGCCGACCTTGCTCACGCCGGGGCACGAGGCGAAGAGGTAGGCAACGTAGGCTTCGGATGTTTGGAACGCAGTCCCAGTAGTGAAAACAGTGGAAGTCGGCGCGGTTGCATTCCAACGGTTTGTATTTCCAGTAACGACCGCAGCCGTTGTGTTAAGCACAAGGTAAGCAGACGCTCCGGTTGCAGCGGAGTAAACCTGCCAACCCTCTGATGCGGGTCTGCGTTTCGTGATAATTAGTTCAGGAGCGACGCCAAGGTTGTGGTTTACGTTTTGCGTTGCGCCTGTATTGGTCCAGCACACCACATCGAAGAAGCCGGGGGCGCGGCGGAAGTTCCAATAAAGCTGAGAACTGTTGCTATAGTAGCTTGAGACGGCAAACCCCGTATTGTTCCAGTTGTTAACGATGTTGAATGACGTTTCGGCAGCCGTTGAGCGCGGGTTGAGGTACGGGAAGTTGTCCGCTGTTATAGTCGAAGGCACCCCAGTGAGGCGCGTTGTCACATACATCTCAGTGCTGGCCCCACCCAAAATGGTCGGGAACTGCATGTCAACGGGGAAGTTCGTCGTAATCTGCGTATCGGCCAATGCACTGCTTGTGTTTGGACTAAACACACTCGTCCCCAGTGTCGGGGTCTTCATCGGGCCGCGACGGATGGCGACGTAGATGTAGGTCTGGGATCCGTTGAGATTTCCAGCTTGAAAACCCGTTGCTGTAGGAACGTAAACTGCTGGCGTTGATGTGCTTTCAGAACTGGTGGAGTTAGCCAAAAGAGCGGCGGTAGAGCCGGTTGACATATTCCGTATATTGTCGGCCATATACCAAGGGCCAGCGGATGTGGTTTTGCCGATAAGCCACTGCGGTTCCCATCCAAGATTGACCGTGGCCGCGCCACTGCCATTAGTCGTAAACGACCCACACTGAATAAGACCAGTGGACGATGTGTCATGGGCGTAGAGGTAGGCGACGTATGTGCCGCCGGATGCGTTGACGTTTGTGTCTGTGCCAACAGTGAACTCAGTCGCGGTCGGTGTTGTGCTGTTCCAGCGTGTCGCGCCAGTGGCTACGGCAGCCGTGCCATTAAGCACCATGTACTGCGTGTTGGCGTTGCTGCGGTGGTATACCTGCCAGTCAGAAAGAGTGTCGGTGCGTTTGACGATAATCATACCCGGCACCGATTGAAGATTATGGGCGATGCTTCGGTTAGCGCCATTCCCCGTCCACGTCACAACATCAAAGAAGTTAGGTGCTTCGCGGAATGTCCATGAGACGTAGTTTAACCCTGAGCCGTCCCCGGACCCGCCAAAATACGAAGAAGCTTTATTGGTAAACCCGTTGGAGTTGTATACGACACCGTTACCAAAATTAAGCTGTTCTGAGGTATTGTCTGTAGACAGATATGGATTTTCGCCTCGACTTGTATCAAATAGGCCGTGAGACTGGGCGGTACCGCCGCGGCGTTTCAACCAAACAAGACCGCCCTTACCGGCAAGGTCGATCCCGTTAGTGATGGTCTGCGCTCCGCCAGTCCCCGTGTAGAGCCACGTCGAGAACACATCCTCAACCGCGAGGAAGTTGCCCGCAGTCGGCCACAGACCCTGCTTTGTCCAGTAGGAGGCTTCAGCCAATGACCAGATGCCCGGAGCCGCCCCGTTCTGGAACGGGCCAGCGGGAGTTACAGGGGTCTTGCGAATAAGATTTCCGGGCCAGTTACTCATGGGTTCAGTTCCTTACGGATTTATTATAGCAGTAGATGTCTCGCGGTCCAAGCGCAGAGTGCCCTCGCAGACCATGCTGTAGTCACCACCGGTCTTTGCGCCGCGACAGGGCACGTTAATCTCGACGTTCTTCGTCAGATATTCCTTGCCGTCCTCGAACACGCGCCAGACGTGATCGACCGTGCCGCGCCCCGGCTGGCCGCGCGTTTGGTTGTAGCGTACAACAAGTTGCGACGTCATATCACCTCCGCCGCTTGTGCGGGTGCGTACTCGACGCCGATGTTGAAGTGGACGAAGCGGATAGGCTCGTCGGATGCGTGGCGGGTAAAGCCGTGCGGCAGCCACGCGTTGGCGAAGATAAGCGTGCCCGGCTTGGCCTCGATGCCCATAGCGTTGCTGGCGGGCGTCACCTGACCCATGTCGGCCTCTGGCAGGTTGACCTGCACCTTGCCCGGACGCGGGTCGTAGAACAGCGCCTTGGAGCAGTTCTCAGGCGTCTCGAGGAAGTAGAAGCCGACGAGCTGCGCGCCGTTACCGTGGACGTGCTGCTCCATCTGCGAGTGCTTGTGGTGCTCTTGCGTCCACATCTCGGTGAAGAATGTGCTGGCACCCTCCATGTTGCTGCCCTGATTGTTCAGTATCTGCCACGCGGAGCTGCCGACATACTCGCAGAAGTCGTGCATGCGCGGGTCATCTGTGAGGTTGCCCGTCATCTTGACAGGGTAAATCTCATTGATGTCCTGCGGCTCGAAGTTATCCTCCGACACCGCACGAACGGCGTCGAGGAACTCAGGCTTGAAGGCCGTCACGACGACAGTCGGGAAGCAGAATATGGGTGTCAGCTCGTCATTTTGCACCAAGCTGCTCCCGCATGGCCTGCATCTCGGCGATCTGCTCTTCCGTCAAGTCGGTCACGATCCACGAGAACACCCAGCCACCGTCACGGATGAATGGCAACTCTGAGCGGTGTATAGTCTGCGTCTGGCCGTCATACTCAGGAACCTCGTCCACAACGACTGGCGACAGCGCGAAGCCGTCACGCGTGGCGGCTGGCGTTGTCGGGAAGATGCTGGCGAAGTCACACTCATACGGGTGGTTTGCCCCGGGGTTGTCACGCTGAAGCTCTGCCGCGCCGTAGGGGTATTCGACAAACGCGTTGTCCTTAGTCTTTACAAATCCAGTCACGAGTTATCCTCCAGAAATAGCGGCTTCATGTTAGACAATACCTGAGTGCGGTCGCCTTGGCTATTGATTACCTTCAGGGTGATGGCCTCGATGTGCGGCACGATCTGACTTTCAAAGTCAGGGTGGCAGCGCATGGTGTTGAGGTGATCGTGCGGGATTGTGCCAGCCGTGAGCAGGAAGTTCTCGGCGCGGGTCTTCAACTCGCCCAGCCACTCTTCGCGCTGCATGGCCTCGTTGGCCTCAAGGAACGGCAGGTGGCGATGCTTGCGGTTCGGCTCAAGCTCGTCCATCAGCTTGCAGATATAGTCATACTCGTTGAGCGCGGCTTGGTGGTTTAACGCCCAGCCCTCGTTGACCGAGTTACACTCAAGCAGGTCTGCCTCTGCCTTGAGCCGGTCGATTTCTGTCGAGTTGTCATCAGCCAGCACGGCCTCTGCCGCGAGGACCTTAGCCTTGCGGCGCAGGGCCTGCGCCTTTGAGTGCTCGATCTTGACGCCGATGTCGATCTTCTGGTCGTGCAAGAGCGCCCACGCGCCGTCGGGTGTGTGGCAGCTTCCGGCCATAAAGTGCTTTAACTGAAAATCGCAGTTATTGCGATGCGGCTTACTGTTCATCGTTGTGCTCCTACGATGGTGGTGGAAATTACATGTTAACGCCAGATGTGCCATTGGACGCCGCTGAACCACCATAAGACGCCGCAGATGCGGCGGTCCCAGTAGTAACAACGTCACCTGAATATGTATACTTGTTACGGGTGGTAGTAGGGGCAAAACAAGCGTTATCCCCCAACGCAAAAATACCGACCGTGCTGTTACCGGCAGCGGATCCTAGCAGAGACGCCACCGTAGCCGCACCACCTGCGCTGACTACGCAGCCGGAGTAGGTGTATTTGTCGCGGGTGGTGACTACTGAGCCAGTCCACCCCAACGCAAAAATACCGACCGTGCTGTTACCTGCAGCAGAGCCGCAAGCTGCCGCTGTTGAGGCGGCGGTCCCAGTAGTAACAACGTCACCTGAGTAGGTGTACTTATCACGGTTGGTGAGGCGAAAGCTACTTGTAGAACCCAACGCAAAAATGCCAAATGTACTGTTACCGGCAGCAGAACCGTTGGATGATGCTACTGTGGCGGCAGTAGCTGCACCGACAACGCAACCTGAGTAAGTGTATTTGTTGCGAGTGGTGACGCGGGTGGTTGTAAGTCCGAGGGCAAATATGCCGATGGTGCTGTTTCCAGCGGCTGAGCCTACTTGCGAAGCCACCGTTGCCGCGCCGCCTGCGCCGACTACGCAGCTTGCGTAGGTGTACTTGTTGCGGGTGGTGGAGCTAACAGCCGAAACTTGCCCCAACGCAAAAATACCTGTGGTGCTGTTCCCGGTAGCGGACCCGAATACAGATGCTGATGTGGCTGCGCCGCCCGCGCTGACTACGCAGCCTGAATATGTGTATTTATCGCGCGTGGTGACAGCCGTTGTTGTGTAACCCAACGCGAATATCGCAAACGTCTCGGGTGGCACGAAGTTTGGTGGCCACAGCCCCTGACCGACTGCCTGAAACTGCTGGGAGAGGGACCAGACGCCTGAATAATTTGGCATGGATTACGCTCCCTGCTTTGATGAGAAGTGTGTCATGCTGTGATGCCTGCAATGCCGTTCGATGTAGCTGCGCCACCGGAGGAGTTGGCAGTGGAGGAGTTGGCAGACCCAACTACACAGCTAGAGTATGTGTATTTGTTGCGGGTGCCTGAGCCGCCTCCCAACGCAAATATCCCAAATGTACTGTTACCAGCGGCGGAGCCAAGGGTCGACGTACCCGTGGCCGCGCCGCCTGCACTAACTGTGTCTCCAGAATATGTGTATTTGTTGCGGGTGGTGGTAGGGCTAAAGCTGCTGTTTCTTCCCAGCGCAAAAATGCCGACCGTGCTGTTACCGGCAGCGGACCCTTCAAGTGAAGCTGCTGTAGCGGCACCGCCAGCGCTAACCACGTCACTTGAGTAGGTATACTTGTTACGAGTTGTGGAAACAGAGCCGCAAGCAACCCCCAACGCAAAAATACCGACTGTGCTATTTCCAGTGGCAGAGCCTTGAGACGAGGCCGCAGTAGCAGCGCCCCCTGCGCTTACAACGCAGCCGGAATAAGTGTATTTGTCGCGGGTAGTGAGGCGACCGCAACAATTAAGCCCTAACGCAAAAATGCCGCGAGTGCTGTTGCCCGCCGCAGAGCCAAGCCGAGAACCTGCTGTAGCTGCACCGCCTGCGGCGACTACGCAGCCTGAGTAAGTGTATTTGTTGCGGGTGGTGGTATTGGAGGCTCCCAGCGCAAAAATACCGACAGTGCTATTGCCCGCAGCGGAACCGCAGTTTGAAACCGCCGTAGACGCACCGCCTGCGCTGACCACGCAGCCAGAATAAGTGTACTTGTCGCGGGTGGTGGTGCTGCTTCCCAACGCAAATATCGCAAACGTCCCATCCAGCGCAGCCGTAATGCTATTGCTGAACGCGCTGATTGGCGACGGGCCGTAGCTGTTCAAGGCGAACGCGCCGAACGTGTAAGACGCGCCGTTGGTCAGCCCAGTCACGGTGATCGGGGAGCCTGCCGCAGCGGCACCAAAGCCAGTAGGCTCGCTCCGCGCCGTGTAGCCCGTAATGGCCGATCCGCCAACGCAAGCAGGGGCGGTAAACGCCACAGACGCGCAGTTATTGCCGCCAGCCGTAGCCGTGCCAATAGTAGGCGCGTTCGGTGCGCGCAGCGGGTTAAAGCCTACGCCGAGTATGCCTCCTTGATAGCGCTTTGACATCCGCTTTTATCCCGCAAATTCTTGGTAGGTCACCGTCATTGTAATCGTATCGCTGGCACCAGCCGTTGCGCCAAGCGACGTGTTGGCGGCCAGTACAACTGGCGTTGTCGCGTCGGAGACAATCAGCGAGGCGTTGGCGGGGACAGAGATTGCCAGCGCCATCGGGAAGGCCGTACCGCCCAGAGCGGCAGCCGAGTAACGCGACACCGAGATGTCGGCGGCGTTCGTGCCATCGACGTTGGCTGCGACGATTGAGAGGATCTTGAATACGCGGCCAGACGACGCGGCGTTCGACAGCAGTGACGTGTCACTCGTTGTGCTCAGATCGACGTTGACGGTGTGCTCACCGATCAGATTATTGGGGGCTACATAGGCCATCAGTTACCTCACGAAATCTCAAGGATGGACATTACGACGTCCAGTGACGTTGCCGCCGAGGATTGAACCTTAATACTGTCGCCAGTAATCAAGACCACCTTCTCGTCGCCGCCGATGGGGATCAGGGACTGGCCCACAGGGATACCCGCACCCTTGACCAGATACGCGTCGTTCGTGCCGTCGTTTATAGTGACGTTAACCGTCACAGGCGACGCGGTGGTGTTGCACACCGACAGGCCGATAATCGTTGTCTGCACGCCAGAACCGACTACGTAGCTGCCCACTGAGGTCAGTGACGTGCCGATGTTGCGGCTTACTCTCCTGCTAAATACGTTTGCCATTGCTGGTTCCTATCACACTATGCCATGATTTCATAGCTGACACTGAACGTCAGCTTGCTTGCGGTACCCGACGTGACCGAAATGGAGGTGCCCTCCTCAAGATAGAGACCAGTCGTCTTGTCAACCACAATAAGCGAGGCGTCAGCAGGCACCGAAACCGTAGAGGCAATCGGGAAGGCCGTGCCGCCTGATGGCGCACTGCCCTGCGCCACCGCGCCGTTGGTGTAGATCGACACCGTTGCGTCAACGGCGTTCGTACCATCGACGTTCGCGACGACGATCTGGTTAATCTTCAACACATTGTTTGAGGCCGCCGCGTTCGGCAACAGAACGACAGCCGTCGTGCCCGTCGGCGTGAAGTACGTCGTCTTACCCGTAATCGTTGTGAGTGAAGCAATATTTGGAGCAGCCATGTCTTAGTCCTTACAATCCAAAAACCATTGCCAGCGCGGTCGCGCGGGCCTGTGAAACGCCAGAAGCGGCTGGGGCTTGTGACACCCACGTTGTGCCATTGCTGACCAATACGTTGCCAGCGGTGCTCGGCGCAACAACTTGAAGCGCGCTGGTGCCGTTGCCCAAGAGGACATTGTTCGATGTGAGCGTAGTCGCACCCGTACCGCCGTTGGCGACAGGCAGTGTGTCTGTGACCTGTGACGTGAGGCTGACGCCCGACAGTGTGCCGCCGAGCGTAAGCGATCCTGACGTAGTGACCGAGCCAGTGAGCGTCATGCCGTTGACGGTTCCAGTGCCACTGACTGAAGTGACGGTGCCGACGTTCGTGGTGTAGCCCGCAGGGTTGCTCGCAGGGTACGCTCCGAGGTTCGTGAGCGCCGTTGCCGCGTCCGATGCGCCCGTACCGCCCTGCGCCACCGCAACGCTGCCAGACGTGATCTGCGAGCCTGAGATGGCGATAGATGTGTTGGTTACGCTTGTGGCCTGACCCTGCGCGTTGAACGCGATGACAGGCACCGCAGACGCGCTGCCATATGTCGACGCCGTTAGCCCCGTGTTCGTGATGCTGAAGACCGTGCCGGTCAGTGTTAAGCCCGTGCCCGCCGAGTACGTGATTGGCGCGCCGAACTGCGTGAAGACAATCGCCGTCGTGCCGACAGTAATCGGCAGTGGCGTCTGCTGCACACACGACGTGTTGGCCAGCGTCGCCCCCGCCGTGACGAGGAAGAAGTCACCCGCGTCGATTTGGTCAACGCCGGTGCCTGCGCTGTCGAAGTCGGTCGCACGGGTAAGGATGTAGGGCAAAGAGCCGCTACCGACCTGCGTTACGGTGTAGACGCCGTTATTGGCCTGAGCCACTTCGTCTTTAACAAGGATACGGTTGCCCGCAACCGCAGCCGTACCGTCAACGCTCAGTGCGCCGTTGGCGTTAGCCGTGAGCGTTGCGCCGACGCCGCCAGTGCCGTTGTTGTACGTGTTGGCAGGCAGAGGCGCGACCGTCGCCAAGCGCACGGCTTGGTGGAAGTTAATGCCCGACGCGATGCTGTCGGCATACGCCTTATTGACGATGTCCGTGCCGTTGCTCGGCGTTGTGCTGATTGTGCCTGTGGTAAGCGCGATTGACGTGATGTCGGTGTTTGCGCCAGAGGCCGCTGCGCCGAGGCTAGTCAGCGCCGCACCCGCAGACGTTGCGCCAGTGCCGCCGTTGGCTACAGCCAGCGTGCCGCCGAGCGTCAGGGTGCCTGACGACGTGATTGGTGAGCCACTGAACGTGAGGCCCGTCGTGCCGCCAGATGCGGCCACGCTGCTGACAGTGCCTGTGCCGCCAGAAGATGTGATGGTGAAGTTAGGGTATGTGCCCGTTATGGTTGTCAAGCCGCCGCCGGTCAGCGACACGATTTGGTCGGGTGCGGTGTTGACCACCGCGATAGAGCCGAAAGTCGTGATCGGGCCACCAGAGACGCTGATGCCCGTGCCCGCCGTCAAGTTGATGCTGGTGACTGTGCCGCCGCCGCCGGGTGCCTGCCAGAACGGCGGAGATACACCGCCGCCCGACACCAGAATATCGCCTGCGTTACCAGACGTTGGTGTCAGATACAGCGCGTCATTGCTGGAATACGCGATGGCACCGACAACAGGAGACAGACTGTTGCCGGTGCCTCCACGGGACAAGGGGAGCACGCCTTGAGTTTCCGTGGTGTCGCTCAGGTCCACCGCTGGGTGGACGTGATCTTCACGCGCGGCAACAGTCGAGACACCGGGTGATCCGGGACCGAGAGGCTCAGGCGTTGTAGATGAAAAGTTTACTGCAAAGGAGCGGTTGGCGGAGAGGTTTCCGCCGCCCGTTAGGCCCGCACCGGCCGTGATTGTGCGGCTGGTGGGGACGTAATTCGAAAGCACGATAGGCGTGTCTGTGACGCCCGTGATGCGGCCCTGCGCGTTGACGGTGAAGACAGGGACGCTGTCGGCGGCGCCGTAAGTGGCCGCAGTGACGCCTGTGGTGGTCAGCATGCTGTCATCGACGCCGCCCGGCAAGATGTAGAGCGTGCGGTTCGCAGACAGGTCTCCGCCGCCGCCCAAACCGCTGCCTGTGTTGATTTCACGTGTAGACGGCACCGCGCCAACGGCGGCGATGTTTGTGAACTGAACCTTATAGGTGCGGCCGTCGATGATGTACGGCATGTAGCCGAGCGTGCTCGATCCCAGATATTCAGGGAGGCCGGTGATGCGGGTGGGGATGAGATTTGTAGGGACGTTGCTCAAAACTCGTCATCCTCGAAAAAGATTAGGTAATCGTCGCTGTCCTCAGTGATAAGGAACTGCTCGCTGTTCTGGGTGATGAAGCCCGCCGGATTTGTCGCGAGGGGCACATCTGGACGCAAGAATGGTAGCAGAATGTTGTCCGGCTGGCGAGCGGGAAGGCGATACGGGTCGTACTGGTCACGATCTTTTTCGCAGACCAGCAAGCCCGGATAGTTCGGGTCGGGCAGCAGGTCAGCCAGCGGCATCTTGATGGAGCAGCGCCCACATATGCCGATTGCCAGCGTCGTATTGCCGCGTGTGTTGAGAAAGCGGGGCATCAGCCGTCCAGTGCCACGTCTGGGCGCGGAAAGCGCAGTGTGATGTCCTCTGGCTGCCGCGCAGGCTCGCGCCACGGGTCGTACTCGTCCACGTCGTCTATGCACACCTTTAGGCCCGGTATGTTGTGGTCGCTGTACAGGTCATCAATCGGAAACTTACGCTTGCAGCGGTCACAGATGCCGATGCCGAGGTGATTTCGGCCGATAGTGTTGATGTAACCCTCGACAGGCATGGTCCTACCTCGTGTACGGCGAGATGTTGGGCGCAATCATCATCGGGCTGTTGTCGCGCTCTTCCATTTGCGCGATATTTAGCGCGATTGCGGCTTTTTGGTCCAAAATCGGGATTAAATTGACGTCAACTTCGACCAATTCAAGCGCCATTTTGGCCGCCAGACCCGAAACGATGGCCTCAAGCCAACGCTGAGGCACTTCAACGTCCTGCGTCATCGTGCCGACGTCCATAATGTAGCGCTGACGCCACACGACGATCTGGCAGACGGTGGCGGCCTCGTTTGGCACGGGCCACATGTGCATAATTGGGTTGTTGACCTGACGGTCGAACCAGTATTGCAGCGGGCGGTTCGACTGAAACGCCTTATTTGGCAAATTCGTGTAGTCGTCGCGGTTCATTCGCGCCAA